AAAACTAACCGAAAAGGTTTAATCCTTACGATTGAAAAAATCGGTTATTTTTTTCTAAAAATAGCGTAACTATTTGATAATTAAGAAATAAGAACAAAATTAGACTAACACACTCGGCGAAAAATCGGTGAAGATATAAAGAACTGCGCATGTAGGCGACATTATTGTTTTGTTTGATTATAGCAATGCAATAACATAAAAAAAAGACGGATCCATGAAATATATCTTTGAATGGTGCGTTATATATATAATAAGGTATAATAATATTAACTAGGGCGTTTCACTAAGAAAATTAGAGAAATGACCAAAAAAAATTATGTTTGTAAAAACAAAGAGTCCATTCAAGAGATTATTGGGTGGACTACTCCAAAATTGCATCAGGCCTCTGAATGCTACGTTTCCTTTAAAGTTTTTGATCCTTGCTACGGAAAGTTGCGCCTAAAAAAGATTATGCTAGGACATATAAAGGGTAAGCGGAATCAGCGAGTGTACGGCGAAGCTCTCATTAAGCGTATTACTCAAAAGCTTCTTGAAGGATGGAACCCTTGGATAGAAGAATCCAATAAGGAAGAGTACGCGTTATTTGCAGATGTGTGCAATAAATACAGAGTATATCTGGCTAAAATGGTAAAAGTTGGCGGATTGAAGCCCGGTACTCAGCGGAACTACGAAGGAAAATTAGACTTCCTGCAAAAGTGGTTAAACGACGACGAACATATTACTTATATATATCAGTTCAATAAAACTCTAATCAGTAAGTTCTTAGATTATGTGCTGGTCGGACGAAACAATACTCTAAGAACTAGAAATAATTATATCGGCTGGCTAAAGTCCTTCTCCACCTATCTTGTCGAGAGAGGATATGTTCAGAAAAATCCGACTGACGGCATTAATGTAACGACGAAACTACAGCATAAAAATCGAGACGTCATACCTAACGATGTCCTGCTCGAAATTAAATTTCACCTTGAGAAAGAAAATAAGCACTTCCTGCTTGCATGTTATTTTCTGCATTATCTGTTCGTCCGTCCTGGAGAGATGTGTAGCATTCGCATCAGAGACATATCGCTAGAGAAGAAGACTCTCTACCTAAGCGGAGCTTACACAAAGAACAGGCGCGACGCCGTTGTTACTGTTCCCAACCACGTTATCGAACTTATGAAAGAGCTAGGAATATTCTCAAGGCCGAAGAATTACTATATTTTTGGCAACAGTTTTAAACCAGGATCAGAACCGATAAAGGCTAGACTCTACTCTCTATATTGGGATAATAAAGTAAGAAAAGCATTGAACCTGCCTGCGACATATAAGTTCTACAGTCTGAAGGATACTGGAATTACTAATATGATCAAATCTAAAGCAGACCTTCTATCTGTTAGAGATCAGGCAAGGCATTCGTCTGTCGATATTACCAATATATATACGCCACAGGATTGCAAAGAAGCAAATAGTACACTTATCGGATACGAGGGTGTGTTTTAGTGTATAATGATTGTAGGAGATTTACTCTCCTACAATCATACATTCCTACACATTGCTCACGAAGCGACACATTCTACATATATATTTCCATTACTAACATATATTTCCATTTCGTACCCGCAATCCAATATTTCTGACACTTCCCTCTCTGTAGGAACATCATGCCATCTATTTCTAACAACCTGTCTCATACTATCACATTATTATATACGTAAGAAACACATCAGCAAAGCCACTGACCTCTGCCCAGTACCACGGATGGCGAGTTTTACAGCCCCTGGAGTAGTAAGCATAAGAGAGATAAGCCGTGAGGATGACGAGGGTCGGAACGACGCTGACACTCAAGCACCATCCTATACTGCCTGCTGCAGCTATGATTGCCGCTTGCTTATGCACGGAATAGGCATCATGATCGCAATAATTTGGAGCGCAACCCACGAAGCATAATCCTGCGCAACCAAGGAAAGCGAGGAACTGGATGCCTCTGCCCGTATCGAGCAGGCATATGAGCATGAGGAACGATACCGTCACCATCAGTAGCGAGAAGATCCAGCCCATATTGCGAGGATGCTTGAAGGGAGCGATTTCGCTGCCTGTACATCCCTGCAACTGATAATAGGTATCGCTTACCATATTCGGTATACCGAAGCGGAGAGCCACCAGGAGCAAATATCCTCCAAGCAGAAGGAATGCAGATAAACATAAATACCACATAAGCCTACACCTCCATCTTCAGTTTCTCAGGATAGCCTGACTTATAATCATAGGTCAGAACTGCCTCGATATTATCCAGTTCGCTAACAGCCTTCTTATGCGCAGCAGTCACATTGAAGCACTCAAGGGCATACATCTCCAATGCCGAGAGCAACTGGATAGCCTTGTCGCAGTCTACTTCCAGCTGATAGCTGCCCAGCCAGAGTGTTGTCTTCTGCTGCCCCATGCTCTTAGCGATGGTGGTAGAGTTCATTAATCCCACACGAGTTGCCTTGTCGAGCCATACCTGTATACCATTTAACATGAAGGCGTTGACGGATGAAGAAGAGTCGTAAGCCGTAATGGCTGTCTCCAACTCTTTCTTGACCGCTGCGAGCACGGAAGTAGCATCATGAGCAGATGAAGAAGGGAGAGTAATCCAGTAGACATCGTATGCATACTTTGTCTTCACGCGGGTTTCATACTTCATCACGCCGTTTTTGTTCATAGCTACAGGAACCTGTTCCGTAGCGTTCAGTTTTTCTTCGTTAAGGGCTACCATTACTCTTCCGCTACCGCATACAAGCACCTGTGCCTGCTGGGTTTCAAAAATTTGTCTTGTCTTGTTCATAATCTATCTTTATTTATTGTTAATAATTACGCTTAAATACCGAGCTGTTCACATATCAGATTGCAGGCTTCCTGATTACTGGTATGAAACTGCTCGAAATAATAAGATGTTCCTTCAGAGCAGACGCGAGTCTTCACTGGTAATGAGACGGATCCGTTCTCTACAAGCTTGAAGAATTCCTTGATTTCGAAGCTTCCATTATTGGTTACGTAGAGATTCTTACTGCCATCATCATTGACTACAACAAACTGGAAGCGCACGAAATATTCGCTGTCCTTGTTGTTCTTCCGAACCGCATAATCGGTAATGTATATGGTCTTACCTTCTACCTTATTGAGTTTAATGAGTTCGCCTGCCATCGGCTTTATCATCATACCTTTTTGATTTTTCATTCGCAATGAATTTAATCTGTTCTTAATCAAATATATTAATTTCCTGCTGTCTGTCTTCACGAGCATGCCGTGATAGCCGGCATAATGCTGCTGCCCACGTATGGCTCCACGTATAGCCCTGCGCCTTATTTCCGCCCTTACGTTAACGAACGAGCCTCTGAAATGTTGCTTACAGAACATGAATCCGTCAGATACTCTCGCTATCTGATAGTCGTTTTTCATATGCATACCATATCTGCCTTCCAAATAGCTCATCTCCCAATGCACAGCCTTGATTACCTTCTCCCGGTCATCATCCATGATGATGCGATTATCGCCGAAGGCTCCGTAGAACTGAGGATGAAAGATGCGGTTTATCTCGTAGTCCATCTCTGTAAGAGTAAGCATTGCGAAGATTTGAGATAGCGTACCGCCAATAACAAGCGTTTCCGTCTGAAGGAGTATATCACAGAGAAGTGAACGGGTATATGGGCACGTAATCGTATCAAACAATACGCCTAGCACCACCTTACTTCGTAGTGACTCGTAGAAATGGCGAATGTCAGTAAGACCTGCACTTGCCTGCGGATGATACTGCACATAGGTACGTATACGGTTCACCATGCAGTATGTTTTATCATTGCTCCATAGACTTCTGCCCTTGATGCCGGAATAACACCAGGGCGAAAGCTTGTTGGTAAGTTTCTGCTGCAACACGATAAGAAGGATATTCTGTACGCATCTATCATATACGGTATAGATATCTGCATTACGATCCTTATCACCCTTGCCCTGCTTGGTAATGATCCTGCGGGTAGTAGGCTGGCAACGGTACGTTTCCTCGGTCAGCTCGCGTATGATGCGAACGATGATCTTTTCCTTATTGCGGATAGCATTACGTACTTCAGGCGAATCACTTGCCCTAGATAAGCATCTTTCCACTCCCATTCTTACGATAATAGGGTTGGTAATGAAACGTTTCAGATTTTGAAGTTTTCTTTTTCTGCTGGCTGTATCCAGTTCTTGAAGGATGGCCTCTTTTTCGGCTTCCGTTCCCTCAAGGGTAGCATTCAGCGGATAGTTTCCAAGCTCGTGGGAACACGGGTCGGCAATATCGTCCGTCCAGAACGGAAGACTGCTAACTTCATCCGCTCCATGCCCACCGGTGGCGACATGGTTTTTCGCTATGTTTAGTCTTGTAGACTGCGCTGCAAGGTGTTTCATGTTTGCAGAATCTACCTGTTTGACAGCAAAAGCCCCAGCGTAATTGTCATTGCTATTGCTAACAGCGTTGTTGCAATTCGCAGTACGAGCGGACGCATTGTCGTTATTCGCATTGCAGCCGACAACAAGGGCCTTCTCCTTGCCTGCGCTCTTGTCTTCGCCCGAAGTGCATGGTTCGGATGTCTGGTTGGCATCCTCCACATGAGAAGGCATGCCATGCAATTCCTGGTTAGACGCACCCACCGAACAGCCGTACATCATCTCATTATCAAATGATGGCTGCTTCGCTGAATCGTTATTTTTCTGTCCGATGAGATTTTTCATTATATTATTTTTTTTACTTCGTTTTCTGAAAATGTTTCATTTCCATCCTCGAAATTAGGACGGGCCATGCGGAGCGGCTAAAAGCCGCCGCTCCGCAGCTTGTAGGCTTGCTTGTGGCTATATGTCTAGAAGCCGACAGCTTTTTATTACTGCTGCCTTATTACTGCTCAAGTTTAAGCTGAGGGACAGCAAAAGCCCCAGCGCAAGCGTCATAGCTATTGCTAACAGCGTCGAAGCAATCCGCAGTACGAGCGGACGCATCGCCGTCACTCGCAGCGCAGCCGACAACAAGGGCCTTGACGCCTTCTTTGCCAACATCAGGTAAACCATTGCTACCATATCCCCACATATAATTACCATTCCAGGTAAAGCAGCATTCGTGCGTGTGATGATTGCCACTGAAGCCGGTAAAGCAGAAGAGGGAATGTGAATAATCTGCCTTGCTTATCCAGTTCTGGTTACCGCTGACGTCAACTACATCAGAGAGTCCCTTCAGAATATTAAAGTCCTTGGCACTACCCACATTTCCATAGGCGGTATCATTTGTAAGAGGTTGCATATCCTGCCACTTGCTGGCGCAATAGAAACGGTTATAATAGACACTGGAAGTTCTACCCGTAAGATAATGCGCGCCACTCAGCTGACGGAACAGACCATCCATTGGGATACTTAAACCTCGATAGATAGAATGAGAGAATTTGAAAATGACATAACCTCCAGCAAGGCTCGTAGAACCTGTATAGCAACTGTCTGCGCAATTCATCTTAACATAGCAGTTTACTACGGCTGTCATCACGCCATCGCCGATACCCTGACAGTTAGGTACGTCTCTCACGATATAATACCGCTTGTTGGCTGTCATGCCGTCTCCGTTGGTAGGATTGACGCTTCCGTCGGAAGAGCAAACCATGTTGCCACTTGCATCCTCGTAGAAGATATTAGATGAAGAACCGATCTTAGACTGCAAGCCTGCCTTCGTAATCTTGTCTAGCACGGAAAGCACCTCTCCGTTCTTGGTAAAACCGTAATGCTGAGAGCCTACCAGCTGGTCTACGTTATACTTCCCGCCTCCACTGACTCCACTCTTAAGGTTCTGCGACATCAATCCACCGAAACCTACAACCGTCTTGTCACTCTTGAACATCTTGATACCGCTGTTGGCCGCAATCTTGGCATTGTTCCAGGTAGAGTCATCTACGGTCTCCTGCATCGTACTACCCACACCCATGCTGTAGAGATCAGTAGTATTAAGGGTTCCACACTCGGCATACATCAGCGCTATCAGCAGTTCGTAGAATTCATAATAGCAGCCCATATAAGGATAATTAGTATTAGCATCTGCGTTCTTATTCTGCGCCTGATGAATAGATTCCAGCGCAGATACAAACTGACTAGGATAACCTGCACCGCTCGCCTTGAACACTTCCTTCAGTAATCCGTTAGGAGCGCTGTAAGAACCTACACCCGCATCACCGATGACGCAATGGGCCTGTGAGCGATCATCGACTGGCAGCTTACAGTTGGCTGTGTAGAAAGGAGAAATAGCGAAGGGACCGAGAAGTTTTGCGGCATGGTTCTGCCAGTAGCACGGGATAACACCCACACCAATGCAGCTCATCTCGTTACTGCCTACCGTCTCATTTCCCTTCAGCAGGTAGAGCGGTATATCGCTGTATACAAGGATATCGCCTTCCGTTCCATCCACAGCCACGGCTTCGCCATTGGATGCAAGCGTTATTCGGCCCTTTGCGCATTCATGCTGCAATACCGCTTCGTTACCAACACGCTTCACGGTTCCTATCTTGATGTGCGAACCTATCTCACGTATCAGGTCTCGCCCGCCGTAAATGTAATTGCTAGCAGGAGCCGGATCAGCATCGCCCGATATACGGGCAAAGCCGCAGAACGGGTTCTGTGTCTGGAAGGCGTCCATCAGCGCCTTAAACTGCTTGATGCTGTCGTTGACAGGAGCCTTATCGAGCCACACTTTCCATCCCTCTGCCGAAGCAGAAGGCTGGGTGGTGTTGTTGTCTACCAGGGATAGGAAGATACCGTCCTGGGTGTGTACGATGTCGTTGGTTTCGCAGGTCATGCCCTGCTGCCAGTTGCCTTTGTCTGTGACGAAGGCGTTACCTAAAAGAATTTCTTGTTGTTCTGCCATATTCTTATATACTTTTAAAAGATTGATAATTAAATTCTGAATACTAACTTGTTGCCCTTCTTCACAACTCGCTCGCTCACGTTGCTTCCATAGTCTACGATATAGAGCTTGTTGCCAACATGCTTAAAGGTAGGATACATGGCTCCACCTCGTGCCACAATACCCGTATCTTCGTAGGCGTGGGTCCTGATGTTCCATTGCCACCAGTTACCATTATCTCCCATCTTTACCGGATGTTCGTTAAGCTCCTTTGCAATGGCGGTTTGCGTCTGCGAGTTGGTAATGGCGGCGGAGGTATCCTGCTGCCGCTTGGTTTCTGCCGTCTTGCGTGCCACCTCATTGCTGTTGCGAGTAGTTTCGGCGTTCTGACGTGCGGTTTCGTTGCTGTTACGAGCACTTTCGGCCTTCACTCGGTCAGCTTCGCCCTGCGTCACCTTAGTGTAAGCTGCGGCAAGAGCTTCCAGGTCTGGGTCTATGTCGGTATAAGCTACTACCTGAGACCATGTTTTGCCATTGTCATAGCTCACCTCGATACCCATCGTACCGCCACGGAACTGAGGGGTCTTTCCCTCGGCTACTACACCGAGATCTTCGCCGCCTATCTCCCAATGGCCGTTGTTATTGATTACTGGCTTAATACCTGCGGTCAGGTAAGCCCTTGCGAACTCGGCAGGTATCTTAACCTGCGAGCCGCTAGCCATGTAAATCCAGAAGAAGTCGGTACTCACTACTAGGCGTGATGCCGTATTCAGCTGGCTGGCTACGTCGTTGATGTTTACTGCTGCCATAACTATTCTGGTTTTATCTGCTTCATAACTCCCTCGCATGCAGCCGGGGTAAGCAGTTGCTCGGCTACACGACTGATGATTTCCTTCTCGCTATCGTCAATCTCCACCTCGCCCTGCGTTTCGTAGAGTTTATGAGCGAGCACGGAGCAGGCTAATCCCTGCCCGCGCTCATAGATGACGTTAGCTATCTCCTTGCGCATATCTATTACTGCGCATTGTGTTTTACTGAGGTCAGTAAAGACCTCCACTCTTTCTAGATTTATCTTCATATTCTTATATTTTGTTAATGATATATATACTGCAACTGCCAATAATATCCATCCCAGATCAGAATATTAAACTGCCCGACATCATCAGAATAAAACTTATCTGAGGTTGTATGTATCTTGCCGCAGCAATATAGCCTTCTGCCTGAAACAACAGGATCAAAATATATCCTGCTATTACCCTGTACGACTATCAGCATCTGACCCACCATAGGAGTCTTCGGAAGTTTTACGTTCACCTCGCTGCTGTTGACCATAACCAGAATACCTACTCTATTGTTATCAATAGCAGTCTGTTCTTTCTGCGTCACAGAATCAGTTCGAATCACATTCTGCGCGATACATCCCAGAAGGTTACCGCCAATGCTACGTATGCCGATGCCTTCGTCTGTATCAACATTTAGAGCTGCGTAAGCAGGATCAAACACATTATTTACTGCGCTGACAGTGCTGCCCATGTTCGAGCCTTTAGTAATTTTACGAACTATCATGGTTGCATTATTGACATTAGAAGATCCTGTCTGTCCAGATGCGCGATCTCCATACATATCGCATGCCGTTTGCCAATAATCAGTAAAAGGATTGATTAACGCAGCCTTACCGACGCATACCTCTCCATACCCATTATTATAGTATCCATTCCAGAACGATGAATGTTCCAGTGCCGTACCAATACGTAGATCAAACTGACCATAAACACCAATACCAAGCCCATTTTCTGTAATATTCAGCCCTCCAATCTTTCCAGAAGTTGCAGTAATCTTACCAGTAATATCCGCATCGGTCGTCTTGAGCTTACCGCCTCTAGTTATAGAAGTGGTAGCCGTGCTGCCTTCAGTACCGCCTATCCAGAACGCATAATCCGCATCATTCTTCACCCACCGGAACGAGCCAAAGATATTGTTACCCTCCATCAGGTTGAACTGTTGGCCCTGGGCGAACTTCAGAACCGCATTCTTTCCCACGATAAGAGGACAATACATCGGACCGGCATCACTCAGTTTCACCCATAACTTATTGTTGTTAGAGTCAACTGCCGAAGGGTCGAAGGAACTGCCAGTAGCCGTATGCGTGACATTACATTGGTAGACAGACCAGCCATCGTTAGCATTACTATCCTCGATATATATCAGATCGAGATACTTCTGTTCCAGGGTCAGGGCAGAGTCATTGTGGTAGGTTGTCCCGCTCTTCCATCCTTCGGAATTCCGGACGATACAGCCGTTCTTACCCATCTTTCCGGCTTCGGCAAAGTTGGCTACCACAACAGGCTGGCTCCAATCGTCCTGAACAGAGTCAGTACCATGCTTTCCTGTGCGAACAGACTCCCAGATAAACCGGTTTACAGACGATACAGCCAGCCGTTTTGCCGTCCATCCTCCCTGTAGGATACCATTTGTACGGTAAGGCTTAGCTGGCGCCACCGTATCGTTAGCCGTAGCGATATAGGCGCGCTCCATAACGATGGCTTCAGCCTGCATCGGCATCGCCTTACTCCAGGTTATGTTACCTACGGCATCTACAGTTCCGTCGGTACGCCATAAACTCTCAGTAAGAGCTATCATCGATTGCCAGGCAAAGAGACCATAATCGCCGTAGCTGTCTGTGCCGCCATCCTTGAAATATCCGATGAAGAAATAATATTCTCCTGCATCAGGCATGGATAATTCAGCAACAAGACTCTGACCATCGCCGCTTACTACATAGGCATGCTTCGATCTGTTGAGATATTCGCTATCTTCCTTTATCTGATTGCCCTCGCTATTGATAACCTCAGACGGCAGATAGAGACGAGAGATACATACCAGGTCCCAGTTAGCTTCAGAGTAAGACTTCAGCATCACTCTGAGATAACTATCCCGGAAATGGTTAACAACCTTAATACGACGTATGCACTTGCCGTTGTCACCAAGAGAGGAAGGAGTCTTATAGAAAGTTTTCTTCTGCTTGATACCATCTAACAGAATTTCACTTTCTTCTGTTCCCCATGCGCTAGTACTGCTGTTGTACCGGTCTATAATCTCATCTGTTGTAATCTTACCACCCAGCACGATACTCTTATCTCCCGTAGCCGGAGCCGTCTTTGTCCAGCCGCTGCCAATATCATCCTGCGCTTTATCATAGTCGGCAAGCGTTTTCGGGGTAGGAAGAACTGATGGTTCTGAAGCTGAAGACTGATAGCCTACGATGAGACCATTGCCATCCTCACCATCCTTCGCTTTATAACCTCCGCATGAAAAGGTTATAATTTCGTCTCCATCCGTAAACCATGTGATTTTCATTATCCACAGCCACGGAGTAACATCGTCAAAGGTAATTTGACTGAAGTCTTTACTGCCATGTTCTCTGAATAATGTCGGATTCTGGTTTACATCAGAACTATCTCCAGCATAATACCAGGTTTCAATGCTAGAAATGCTCTTCGGGTAACGGTTGAAAAGCTTAGGTTCAGAGAAATTGCCATCCGCTCCTACATCTCCCGTCTTGTATGCTACATATACATACTGCTTCTCCCGAGTCGGCTCCATCGGATCATCCTGCCACCCCATAGGCTGCAAAACGCCATGCAGACGGTAAGGCTGTGTAATGAAATTCGATTCAGACTGATCGGAGAGATAATAGACATACTCATATCCACGACCATCAGTACCCGTCACGTTTGGCACTATCTTCACGGTCACATAGTCTATATAGGTTGAACCGTCATCAAGTGTGCCTGTCACTTTGAAGACTATAGTCTGTGCATCCATACCGATATTAGCATCTTTTGCACACGATATAGAAGCCGTATTACCACTTATAGAATAAGACACATCATCAGTAGTAGCTGCCCTGTCTCCAACAACAGAGCTTATTTTACAGGTCTTTCCGTCTACACGAAGACTAAAATAAATATCCTCCCTGAACGTTACCAACACCTTTCCCTTGCTGTCTGTAGGAATCGTGACAATATCATCAGTAGATGTAGCCTTTGCCGCATGTTTCCCGAAATGAGCATATTCCGCAGGTTTAGAGAACGCTTCCCAATGACCGTTTGTAGATACTCGCTTGCATACCCATTCGTACTGGTTCACTGCATCCACACCCGTAGGATCATCCGTCCATCCGCTAGGAACAAATTCCTTGTCCGTGCGCTGATATTCCTTGTTTGTTGCAAAGTCGCTAGGTGTAGGGTTGGAAGGAGCTGTGTCTTGCAACTTAAAGATATACTCAATACCCTTACCATCCTTACCATACGCAAGCACAGGGACAGATTCCTTGTCAAGCATCTGATTGTTCTTGTCGTAGAGAGCGAAAGTAACCATCTTATCGTCCGATGTTACATCAACACCAGCACCAAGAGCCAAGTCTTTAGTAGCATTTTCGTCCTTTCCGTATTTCAACGACATTCCAACAGGAAGAGTAGTCAGCTTGTATCGCTTGTCATCTGACGATGTAGCATAGGCATCACAGCTTACGGAATTAACTGTCGTGTTCCCGTCCTTATCAACAATGATACTGTCCGCAGAAGGAATCAGCTCGTACACGACCGTATCAGACGATTTCAAAATGGTAAGCTCTCGGGTATACTCGTAGCTGGCTCCGGCATATTTGCCCACAACCGTGATGTCCAGTTTCGTAACCTGGTCGAGGGTATCGGCGGTAAGATTATCTGCATCAATGGTGATCATCTTTGCCTTGCCGTCAATACTCATCGAAGTCTTTAAACCTGCTACACTAGAGATATTGAGCGAGGAAATCTCCCATGGTTCATTGTGATACATGAGGGAAACCTTGGTCTTGATAGGCAAGCCGATGTACTTAGCTGTCTTGGTATTCCATGCTACCGATGCACTCTCATTGCTCAGATCGCACACCATGAATGGAAGGCTGTCGTGCTGGATGCGGATAGGCATCTGCACCGTTTTCGAGGTCTTACCTTCAAGGTCTACGACGATGGTCACCATCGCATCCGACATTTTGCGCATAGCTGCGTAATCGAAATTGGTATCATCTGCAGTTCCGGCAACACCATCCTTGATATTCCTGATACCCTTGATGAAAACGGTAGAGTTCTTTACCTCTACGTCGCAGTCCTCGCTTACTACATACAAGCGATAATGGCCTTCTGTCACGTCCTCGCTATTCGCATCTTCTTCGAGCAGAATATCCATACCCTTACGCACGAAGACGGCCGTAGAGATGCGGTACTGCTTGGTAGCCTTGCCCTCATCCTGAGTATAGAGACCATTAATGACATTACCCATATCATCTACCGTGATGACACTCTGATACTGCGAGAGACTCACATCATAAGCCTTCGCCTCGTTCTTCAGGTCATCGAGCCCAAGAATATCACCGAGATACTCCACGTTGCCGCCGAAGTATACGTTATCCTGTACGAAGATACCATTGCCTGAAGGATGGATATACGATCCGTCTCTTCGCTTGATAGCCAGTCCTCCGAGCCATCCGTATCGACATACGCGGTTCTCTGTATATATCTCCCAGTTGCATACACCATCCAGCACCTCGATATAGCTGTTTCCCCTCGAAGAGAAATACATGCTGCTCTGGCGCTTATCATCGGTAAAGCTACCATACTGGGCAAAATCCATATAGGCGCAAGGATCCGGAGTTGCCTCCGAACGTTTACCATATTCGAATACGAACTTACCCTTCTCGCTAGTGATGATTTTCTTCACATAAAAGTAAGTAGTGAAGAAACCTTTATGCAGAACGAAATTGCAATCATCCAACGCGCCTTCGGTATTTTTATCTGAACCATGGGCGTTATCTATATCGGCATAGATACCGCGACAGATATCTCCCACCTGCAGAGATCCGTAATCGTTTCCCTCCAGATGAAGAGAGATGATGTGTTTCTCGGTATCTACACTCTCGATGGTTCCATAGCCGTTGGTATTCCATTGCTCCGCTTTGGTTACAGAGATTTCGTTGAAGACGAACTTAGGAGCAGAGATGAACTGACGGACGAACAGGCTGTTCATCTCTGCGTCACCATTATTATCGATACTTGCACCGGAACCATAAGCTCCGGAAACGAAATTGTATGTCATGAAGGCATAGAGTTTCGCTAATCCCTCGCCGGTTATCTGGCTCTTTCCGTCTCCAAGCTTCAACCCTTTCAGCAGAGATATCACATCCTCGAAGGTAATCTTACCTTTGGCCGTATCGTCTATATCCTTGCGCAACATCTTCTTTTCGAGTGCGCCTCCAGGAGTGCAGTCGTCTGCCATACCTGCCTTTATTCTGTCGCCCTGGTACAGGATATAACCGTAATCATAAGAAAGTCCGTTCAACACTTCGATATTGAAGTGTTGATGGCCAATACCTCCTCCACCACTATATCGGTCGGTCAGAGTACTTGCAAAGTAGTTAAAGAGAGCGTCTGCAGTAGTAACACCCCATGTTTCTGAATAGGGCTCCTGAACAGGGAAGAGCACCCCTCCACTCAGCAGCTGACGTGGGAACTCAACTAAGCGAGGGGCGATAGTAAAATTTCCGATTTCGGGTAGATGGATATCCATCTGTTTGAAATCGCTGGCATCTGACCTCGTGAGGTTCAGGTACGGACGGGCATCTGAATATTTATATGTGAAGGTATAGTTCGAAGGCAGCTCCTTCGCCTCGTAGTTCACGTCACTCTCGGTAACGGTTATCTTACGAAGAGAATTGCCATGGTAAACATACTTACCCAGAGACGGGAAGAAATCGAGCATCCACAGGCGCTCCTTCTTGTCCAGGAATCCGGTGTTCTTCTTAAACTTGCGGGTGGTATCTACGCGGTATTCCTCAGAGTCCTCCTCTATTTCTGCCACATTGTGGGTATGCTCTGCAGTATTTTCGCTGTTGCCGTAGGCGCGGAAACAGTCTACACCTCCTAGCGAATTCTCGAAGAGGAACCACTCTTCTTCTTCGCTCTTCATGTCGCTAGCATAGTAGCGTTGTACGTAGGTAACCCGCTTCCCGTCCTGTTCTACCCAGATATCGTAATAAGATGGCTGGATAGAACCGCCTATCTTCTTGGCGATAATGGCGTATTGTACCGGCACGGTATAAACGGTTCCGGCATTCATATGACCCATCAGTACCACTTCCTTCTCTTCGTAGGCGGTCCCATTCCACATGTATGCCTTGCACTTCATCACGCTGGGGGCAGTTGCGTAATAGGTAAGGAATTCTGGAGAATAATAGGTTACAGCCTTCACCTGCGGCTGCCAGGTAAGGAAATTGTTTTTCAGAAAATTGGTAGCCGAATCAGAGAGCCTGTCAACGCCGGCACGTATCACGGAGAATGTGAATTCCTTCTTGCTGTCCTCGCTGCCAACCTCGTAAAGTGTTGCCACAAAGGATTTCATGATGTGCGGCTGAACATAAGGTTCACTACTGTCCTTCACCTCAAAACTGAGCAGAGGAAGGATGATATCCTTGACGGATAACGTAATTCGGTTCTTATCGTTCGGCGTATAGGTATGCTGAACGATGTTTGTGCTTGAGCCTTGATACCGTAGGGCGAAAACCACATCAGCCTTCGAGGTACTGAATATCTCAAAGGCATTCATGGAACCTACCATGCTCAGAGCATCTGGATATAATAAAACCTGTATCATCTTAAAATTGCTTTGGTTATATTGCAAAGTTAAGATAATACAGGTATATGGCAAAGGACGAAACGCTAAGAAATCGGTATGCATTCCAGCCAGACGGTCGTGCAATGGTACACCCATTTGCTGTGACGGAACATCGTTGCGTGTCGGGTCTTCTGGCTTACGTATGATTTCTGTAGACCGTATTTTTTGCCAACATACTCAGCTGAAGGGAGTGGAGGGTAAATGACCTTGAAGGTACGGTCCTGGTCGTTACCTGAATTTTTATAGTCATTCTCCGAAACCTCTACCGTCTCTTCGAATCCTAGCCACTGGTACTTGCAGGTCATTGCCGGCATCAAATCTTCCAGGCTCTCTGCCTCGTTAACAGGTGTAGTGAGCGCGATGGTTCTGAGTTCGCTTTCCGTTGGCTCATTCTTTCCTCCGAGAGTAAACTTCAGTTTGTTGAAGAAGAAACTCACGCCTCTGATCACAACCTTTCCATAAGAAGGCAGGTTCTGTTTCTGCGACTGGGAGAGGAGCAGTTTTACCTTGAGTTCCTGGAGTGAATTCCTGAGCAGGAGGTCATACTGCCGGTAGAACTTTTCATAGATACCATCCTCACCATTATACACCAGGGAATAATCGAACAGTTTGCGCGGGGTCTGCGTTCCCTGGTTATGCGAGCCGAATCCGGGAAGCGGATATGAATGAATATCGTATGCCGTCACGGTTCCGCAAGGCATGTCATCGGTTCCCATGTATGGGAAGGCGAGCATGACTGGAGTTGTGACTGCTTCTTCGCTGGTTTCTGAGTTGTCTTCCGTTGCCACCTTCATCGAAGAGTTGAGCGTAGCGTAATCTCCGATATACAGCCATCTGCCCATATCTCTCGTGATAGTCTCTCCGTCCGCTTCCTGTTTATACTGCAGCATTCTTACTTCCGGTATCATCTCCGGTATCTCCACGTCTTGCGTATCAATATTATCTTCGCCAGAGTCGTAACTCTGCGAACATTCCCCTATTTTGACTTTCGTCTTGTAGTTGCCGGAATAGCCGTTCTTGTAGAAGCAGCCGTATTCGTTACTGAAGTAGGCACCAGAGTTTTTCGCCACCATATCCTTAATATTGTCGTAGCTATCTTCAGTTTCGCTATCTACCTGCTGTTTCGCACGCAGTACCACGCGCTTGTAATCGGATGCAGCCTTATAAGATAAGGTAGGCTCTTCGGTCATCTGGCGGGTGAGATCCGCCACGGGCGCACTATCCACCACTTCGCGGAGAAAGATAATATCGGCGGTATGGGCTCCCTCGTCTGAGACGAATTCGCAGAGAAACTTTTTCCGAAAAACTGAGAGGAAATCTGATACCGATACGTCCGGAAGAAGGTCCTCGATGCGGATATGCCCGTTTACCATCACGTCTATCACATTATTGAGCAACACCATCTTATTAAATGGTTCCGTCCTGGTAAAGAAATTCTCCTTGAGGTCATAACCGAAGTATCTGAAAACACGCTTGAGAACGTAGTTGGCACGGATGAACGGGGATATATAATAGCCCTTATCCAGACTGATCGGTATCTCGTTTACATATTCCGTCGTCGGAAATTTATTCCAGAAGTATCTGGTTCCTGTGCCGACAAGAGTAAATCCGTATATTCTCGGAGCCGACACATACTCATAGCCGCCACCATCCTTGTATCTCCAGTAGTATGCACCAGGCAAATAATCCGATCTACCTAGCTTGTTCAGTATCTTGTAGGTATATCCGGTATCCATCCCCGAATAATCAGTAAGCAGAACCGGGAAGATATCATAGTTCTCGTTCTTGCCACCTACGAGAGATTCGCAGAATTCGATGCACTCGTCTACGGTCGTGCACCCCGGTATCATCTCGTCCTTGAAGATGCTCTTCAGCTTTACGTTCTGTATCTTCGAGTAGAAGGTTCCGTCGTTGATATAGAATGAAGAGGAGATGTTTCCCTTGTGCTGTGCCGAGAGAACTATCTGCCGGCATTGGGCGAAATACTCGCCGTCTTCGATGCTTACGTTCGTAGCCACCATCTTGTCTCTCATTCCGAAGGTATCGGGATAGTTCAGTATCATGCGGTTGTAGTCGCTTGCCGGAATATCCAGCGGGGAGGTCGTTTCCCCGTAATCGTTGAAGAACGGGTTGGTACGTTCTACCTCCAGCTTGGCGCCTTCGCCAAGCTGGTAGGCCTTTCCTTTATCCAGATTTGTTATTTTCATGTTCAGAAGATTTTATTTTTTAGCAAACTTTCTCGCCTGGTTTCTCAGTTCCTGTTTGGCGTCCAGATCCGAGAGTGATACAAACGAGCGGATTCCGTCTCTCCTAAGCTCTCTGAGCAGTTCCAGGAGCTCATCATTATTGCGTCCCGACGTAGCATTTCCTGCATCGCGATGCGCAGATTCCTGCGTCCGGACGTAAAAATCTGCCCCTCCCGGAGCGATTTCCTGACTGGTCCGGGCGGACTGGCGGGCGATGCTTCCACCCAGCGCCCTGCCCTGCATGGCCATCAGATACTTGCTCATATCGAAGGTTCTTATCTGTCCGGCACGCTGGGCTGCATCCATCAGGTTGATGAGCGGAGCGATGGTAGGGTTCTCAAGGGCTGCATTCGATGCCACCCACTCCTTACTCCTGCCTCTAGGTCCCTCGCCTACGATGACGGTAGGATGATCTACGTACCCGCGCTTACCTGGTGCATACTCGGCGTTGAAGTGTTTGCCATCCTGCTCGCGCTCTACATCGATGCGTCCGCCACTTTCTCGGCCGCTTGCCACACGGGAGCCGGCAGAACTGGTTCCGCTGGCGGTTCCGTTGAGGGTCATGCGCTTCACCTTCTGGCGCTCAGCATTTGCCACGGCAAGCTGGGCTGCACCGGTCACACCCATCAGGGCTGCGGCAACACTTCCGGCAATCGGACCTAAATCGCTGTACGCCTTCATGATAGATGTTGCAGTATTAGAGATAATCTGAGCTACCTGCATGGCGAAGTTCACGTCAGCATACTTTTTCTGTATCTTCAGTTTCTCGTTGGCTTTTTTCTTCTCCAGTTTCTCCTGGAGTGCCGTATTACCCTCGGCAGCCTTGATTTCTGCGTCATACTTTGCATCGACGTTCGCCATCTCTGCATTCTGCAGCGAAGTCACGGCATTACTGAAGAGGTTTGTATAGTACTGAGCCTGCTTTGCGAAGGACTCTTTCTTCAGTTGCTGCACTCTCTGCTCATATTCCTGCTGAGTGATATACTGGTTGTCGAGTGCCTGCTGAAGTAATTCCAGTTGACGGTCGTATTCACTCTGCTGGTCGAAACCGAGAGCCTGCCTAGCCTGCTTCTCCTTGTCAGCCTGCTGGGCAAGCTGCTCATTATGCTTGGCTGTATACTCCGCCTCTATCTGATTCTGCACATCTTTATATGCCTTCTCCAGCTGGGCAGTATCTTCCCCGTTCTGCTTGGCCATATTGAGCGCAGCCTGATAATATCCCTTCAGAACTTCCAGTTTCTGGTCGCGTTGCTGTTCCAGGGTCAGTTCCTGCTGCATCTCTCCTTGCTCCATTACCTTCGCCAGGGCATCCTGGTAAGCCTGTTCTACTGCCACCTGCTGCTCGAAATGAGCCTGTTCTGCAGCCCGGAGGTTCGCCTGCTGTTTATCCTGGAGCGCTTTCTTCTTTGCGCCATCAGCAATTCCGATATTCTGCGACTGCTCGCTATACGAGGTTTCGATGGCGAGGATGTTGGCGGTATGCTGGGTCTTCAGCGCCTGCATGGCGAGATCGTACTTCTCTTGAGACACCTGCTTCCGGGCGAGAGCCATTTCCCAGTTGTTCACATCCTGCTGGTAATCCTGGTTGGCTGCATCGATATCTGCCTGTCGGTTTTCTGAAAATCTCTTCGATGCGATATCATCGGGATTAGGCTGTGTGGTGGTATTTACGGTTCCGGTATGACCACCGCCACCTTTTCCACCGCCACCACCTCCGATGCCGCTGTCCGGAACTTCCGGCTCTGACGACTCCTTCACAGTCTGCTGCCTGATACCCTCTCCGAAGGCGCCTGTAATGGCATTAATCTGCGCATCGAGATGTTTGATGCTATTCGATATCGAATTGACCTGCGACTGGAAGTGACCTACTGCATCGCTCTGTGTGTTACCTACCGCGCCCCAGGATGTGGTATAAGAAACACCTTGTGCTGATTTTGCGCCGGAAAGGTTCTTCTTTGCGCCGGCAAGTTTAACCTCCAGCTCAGCTCGCTGCTCGGCAAGACTCTGTATCTGCTTCTTAGCGCCCTGTACCTCATAGAGTTTCACCAGATTGTTGATGTAAGCCTTCAGAGCCTTATCCGATGCCCTGAACTTCTTTGTAGTCTTGTCGATGGTAGCATTATATTGAGGAACTATCTTGTTGAGAGCGTCCACGGCCTTGTATCTTTCGTCCATGGAGAGTTTTTCATCTTTCGCTACCTTTACCAGGTTCTCCAGTTTCAGTTTTTCCTCCACCACCTGTTTCTGTGCCTCTGCCCTGATATTATTGAGTGCCTTCTGTGCCAGCGTTGACGCATCGGCTGCCTTCTTCATATCCCAGAGTTTCATGGCGAGGAGAGCTACTCCTGCAGCAATCAGGCCGAAGACGCTTGCCTTCATCGTGGCGTTCATCGATACCCATGCTGCCTTTGCCTGAGTAACCCTACCTGTAAGCAGGAGGAAGCCCGCCTGCAGCAGTTTCAGAAGTCCGGTTCCGGTAGCACAGATTACGTTCCATGCCTGCTGTGCTGCGGCTGCACCCTTGGTTACAACGATATTCGTCTTGATGGCATTGCTGGTGGCTATCGCTACAACCGTGAAGGCTGTGAGCAGAATGCCGAGCGTCTTCACCACGCCCTGATGCTTCACGCACCAGGAGATGAGGTCGATGGTATGCAGCTGCATATCTGCATAGGCATCATCCCATTGTTCCTTGAGCGGGAGGATTTCGTCTCCCAGAGCCTTCTGGGCGTTCTGCAGTTCTACCGTCTTCCGGGCGGCACGGTCGGCTGCGCTGATATAGGTCTCTCCTGCCTCGGCAAGCTGGGTATCTACAATCTCTGCCACAGCCTTCATGAAGTCGCCCGTCTCCTTGGTCTTCTCGGAGATTTCTGCTGCAGAGATACCCAGGTTATCGAGGATTAACGGGGACTTGCGGCCGAGACCGGTCACGATGCTGTTGGTCATGTAGTCTACCGACTGACCCGTCTGCTGAGCCTTCAGCTGTGCGAACTCCAGATACTTGCCCAGGTCTTCCAGCGGAATGCGGAAATCGTTAGCCTGTACGGCAGCCGTCATCAGCTGAACATCGTTCACGGTTCCCTTGGTTGCCTTGCGGAGATTATCCAGCAGTCCCTCTTGGTTCAAGTTGTTGAAAGCCCTTGTAACACCATCTGCCTGCTCTGCCATCTCAAGACCGCCATTAATGAGCTCTGCGATGGAATCCTTGAATTCTCTCACTTTTTCGCCGAAGAGCTCTGCACCTTTGGTCAGCATATTACCCAGAAGTACACCGTTCACGGTATCATCAGATGCGAGTTCTCCAAAACTCTTGGCATTCTGTTTCAGTTCAGAGATACGTCCGGAAACATCTTTCAGGCGCTGTTCCAGCACACCATAAGCCTCCGGATTGAGCGACTGTACGGTATTATCCAATTCCTTCTGCAGGCTCTTCTGCTGCTTTTTCAGCTGCACCATGCTCATATCCAGAATATTGATTTTGCTTGTCTGATCGCCTATACGGTCTGTAAGCGTGCGGATCTCCCTGCTGGTCTCGGAGTACTGCTTCTTCAGGTTCCTGTAGGTTTCCGACTCTTTTCTTCCGGCTGCCTCCAGACTGATCATCTGGTTGAGTCGTGCCTTATTCTCTGAGCGCAGCTTCTTGCTCTGCTGCTCCAGGGTGTAGATGGCTTTCTGCGCATCGGCAGTCTTCACGTCTACGGTATATCGGATTTCGTCTTCCGTTAAATGTTTGTTTGCCATGTCTTATGATTTTTGTGGGTTGAGTGAATTTTCCAGTTCCTGGCGTATGCTGTTCCGTACTTCATCGTTGAAGCCATAGCGAAGCTTAGGGAACGTTTCGTGATACAATACGCCCCAGACCACGCGGTTATAGAGTGCCAGATTCCTGCGCTTGAACTTACTGATGCGGTCGTTGCGCTGGCGGTACTGCATATCCAGAAAACGGAGATAAGGAAGGATACGCACGAAGATGGTGCGGTTCTCGCCCGATACCTGACTGTCGAACGAGTGAGCGGAAAGCGTGGTGAGCAATCTGCCGGTACGGCGCTTGTAATGATTGCGCACCACGTTCTCCTGGGTGGAGTATATCTTCAGGATGCCTTCCTGAAGAGTCTCGTGAACGAATTTCTTTTTAACAAGACTGTCTGTTACCATATTCTTTATACATTACTAATTAGTAATGCAAATATAGTAAGAGACAGACAAAGGGCAAAGGACTGCAACCTATCTCTTGAGGATACAGATCCGATATAGAGGATACCCCACCAGCGGGGTAAGGATGGTACAGAACAGAAGATAGAGTACCCAGTAGGCGGGAACCCTGCTCTTAACCAGGAATGGCATCAGTACTACCGCTATAATGGCGGAGTAACCTTGTATATACGTTATCAGTCCCATAAGCTATATATTTTAATGTGTTACTAATTCTCGGGTGCAAAGATACACCACTTTTTCTGAAAAACCAAATTTATAGCTAAGAAAAAAGATGGCTACCCTCACGGGCAACCACCTTCGGCAAAATTTCAAACTTACTTAGAAGTCTTATGTAGTAAAATAACCAAAAAAATCTATTTCGCGCGAGCCTTCAGATATGCCTCGTAATCCTCCTCGCTTATCTCGAAGCAACAAGTGATATGCGCATTCTTTACGTCGATGTCCTTCGTATGCTCGGCAGCTACAAAATCCGCAAATACATGATTAAGCGCATACATCAACGGGAATTTGTCTCCATCCGTCTTTATCACGAAGTCTCTTTTGCAAAATACATCGCCATTCTTGAGAGGAATGGAACCCTCTCCATAGAAATACTTGGCAGGTTTCTCTCCAGTGAGCAGCTCCGTAAGCTTCTCGTGCATCTCCTTGAGCTGTTCATCGGTAATGCCCGAGATGTACATGCCGTTCATGCTGAGCATGTGTTCACGTGCCGGCTTGCCGGCAACCATCACTTCGCACTCCTCAAAGATAGGGTGCTTTCTTTCTTCATCCACGTTGGCTGCAACCTTAGCTGCAGCATTTTTATTCTGATTTTCCATAATCTGCTTAATTAAATTGTTTGTTACTATCGTTATTATTCTACTCCTCCATCTTTAGGCTTTGGTCGGCACCATCCTTCCGGGTACATCTGCTGAGAGTCTTCGGCAAGATTTGCCCCCCCCGAATTGCGGTAAGCCTCGAAAATCTTGTGGCGCTCGTTCTGAAGCTGCAGGTTTTTCAGAGAATGCTCGCTTTTCAGTTTAGCATACTTCTCATTGAATTCCTTGTTCGCCTGGCTGAGGGTTTCGCGGATGTTGCACTCAGTCTTCTCAAACATCTCCTGTTGCCGGTTGACTTGTATTTTGTATTCCAGCTTTTCCGTCTGAAGCTTACGGTTAGATACCGAACAGAAGGTCTTCTGGTCGTCAAGGTCCTGCTGAAGTTCCGCGCGCTTATGCTCATACTCCTCGCGCTCCTTATTGATAGCCTCGGTGTTCTTTACTAGCTGAGCATGGAATATCTCAGTTGTCATTATCTCTGTAGCAGTTTCTACTGCTCCGTCCAATACGGTCTTGATATCTTTTTCGTTACTCATTTTATTTTTGATTTAATCGTTTGTACTCTGCCATGTTCATGCTGATTCTCTCCAGGTATATGCCCCGCGTATTAGGATCTGAGTAATACCTGCCGTCGAGCCAGACGATGATGGCGCGGTCATTTTTCCTGTCATTGTAGCAGCGGATTCTGCCTCTGCGGTTGTAGTCGAGCCAGCGCATTGTCTCGGTCTTGTTCGGACCAATCTGACGGCCGGTGTACTGAAACCAGGACGTTCTCAATACTACCTTGTAGAGCAGATGCGTGCGCTTGCGATGTTTGTTCTTAATTGTTCTCATAATTCTGTTGTGTTAAAATTCTCACGCTGCAAAGGTACGAAATCTTTGCTTTACGTCAAAGGACAAACATATGAGTGATGTTTGGCTACTTTCCATCCTCCTCTACCGGACGCCAGAAGACTGCAAAAACAGGGGTTTTACCATCTGCGTCGTACTCTTCGCTCTCTACGAAAATCTGAGGAGCCGCACCGGAATAGAGGATACCGTCCTTGGCTATCACTCCCTCACAACAGAATTCGGGATGGCGAGGGTCGAAGTATCTTACCCTGGTACCCTTCTTCATCCTGTCCAGGTTCTCCAGGAACTCTCTCGACTTGAGGATGACTATCTTCTTCTTGGCCACCTGCACCCACAGCGGACAGCTATGAGTCATCTTGCCTATCTTTAGAGCCAGGTCGAAGGCAGTCTTGGCACTGAAGGAATCTTTCTCAGACGACACGCTGCACGTGGTTGTGGTGACGTCCGGATAAAACTGCTTATACTCCTCCAGGAGCTGCTTGGTTGATATTTTCTTAGCCATAACTACATCACCTCCCCTCCCATAAGAAAGCCACCTAATACTGCTACTGCCATGAAGGCGAAGAAACCTGCCATGGTCATAGCTACTTCGCCATACGTAACCGCCTCCCCGCAAAGGTAGGAGAAGGTCTCGCTCTTGGTCTTGGCGAGCTTCCTGATTTCACACTTGAGGGCCTTCATGCCCTCCTCTACGCTGATGCCTGCAGGGCGCACCTGAGCATCACTAATTAAAATAGAATTCTGCATATTGCATCATCTTATAACCATTAACAGCCGATTGTACAAAAGGGTGGCGGCTGCATTCCCCGTTGGTTATAAGACGATGACTTATCCGGAAGGACAAATGAAATCTTACGGTTCATGCAGCCGCCATTTATTGCGAGAATTATTTCTCCAGTTAGGAAAATATATTTTCCCAGTTAGGAAAAATATTTTTCCCGATTAGGCATAAAAAAAGCCTGCGGCTAGAAGCCATAGGCGAAACGGTCGCCTTGCCGGATAGTTTACTATCGTCTTATAACCGTCGGCAAAGGTAAGAAGAAAATCCGGAACCGCCAAATAAAAATCGGGAAATTTTCTCACAATGAGAATAATTAACACTTAAATATGCTGTAGAACATAAAAATGAGGGGTTTGGGGAGGGAGGGGAATGAAAAAGCCCCCGATGCATCACGCACCAGGGGCTCGAAAATCTTTTAACTATATTTCCTATCATTATATGAAATCTGTCGTGTTTTAAATCACGGCAGTCTGTAATTCTTTAGCAATTTGATGAAGGCATTCCAAAATCTGCTGCTTGCGCTTCTGGCTAGGCTCATGCTTCCCCATGGCATACTGGCGCATAAGTGATGCATTGATGCCTGCCTTCTTAGCCACTCCGCTCATATTGAGATATGAGTAGTAATCGAAGAACGAGCCGATGTCAAACCGGAACACGAACTCCAGCTCGGGCATCTGCTTGCCCTCTTCCTCAAGAAGCTCCTTGATTTCCTTCTGTGCCACATACATATCCTCAATAGCTTGCTTGGCGGTGTTGCCATACCCAGTAAGTCCAAAGTTTGGAAGCTTCTCAACCATGAAGCAAGAGAAGTTCTTCTCCTGCTTACCTTTCTCAACCTGTATCGTTACTTTTGTTGCCATACTTTTAAATCAATTAAAAAGAGACCTTAAAACTAACCACCCCATCCGTCTCAACGAACTTAGTCAACTAGAGAAAAATTGCCGGGCTTAAAGCCCGAGCAATCTTTCTAGAATACTGTCGTAAGTCTTTTGAGCGACTTCCCGACTGCCGTGTCGTGGAACCGGACATTTGAGTCCTGTAATAGGACTGTACCAAACATCGTGATTTCCACCATGCCGAACAACGAAGCATCCCGCTCGGTTCAGCTGTCTAACTAGTTGACTAGTTTTCATTTAATGAAAGGAGTTTAATTAATTAAAAGATCTCTTTGTCTGAAAGACGATGCAAAGATAACAAAAAAGTTATATACTACCAAACAAAAAGATAACTTTTTTGTTATATTAACTAAACTTTAACATTTCTCCTCTGGAAGTTCTTGGAGGTTTCATAATCATGAAAAAGCCCCGATGCGCTGCTGCATCGGGGCTTCCTCCAGGATATCGTTGATATTGGCAGGAATCATCTCTCCGCTACATTCTTTCTTATCTGACATAAGCCGACTTCTGCTTTAAGTTCATAACCTTTCTCATATCATTACCGATGGTCTCCCAGTCCTTTCTCAGATCTGAAGCATTGTCGCCCTTCAGATAATCGTTGAACAGGCTGTTGTCTCCGCCCAGTCTTCCCAGGCTAACCAACCCTTCCAGTAAATTATTAAGTATTCTCATATCTTCCTTATTTTTGAGTGTCCACGTTCTGTTACTAATTCTCACGGTGCAAATATACTATTATTTTCTGAACAGAACAAACGAAAGCGGGTATTTAACACAAAAAACTTAAAAATGGGAATGAAAAGCCCCGATGCGAGATGCACCAGGGCTGATGCGCCACAAGGCTATGGCGACTTCTGTCTTATGGGGAACGATGACCCCAGCCTCATTATATCCTGTCCGCAGCCGCACGCAAGCGATTGGAAACATCGCAAAGTGCTCCACGGAGCATAACCTTCTCCTCTTCGGTGAAACCGCCTACACCACCATTTCCGTCAATACCATCGAGCTTATGATAAAGCCATGATGCCGATTTCCCGAAATAGGCGTGTGCTATCTCGCGCCATGATACCGTCATCTGGATATCCTGTATGCGCTGCTTTACTGTGCTGTCCTTAGCCTGCTTCATTGTTACTTCCATAATCTTATGCTTTTTAATGCCCTCCCCGAAGGGAGGGGTTTTGTTAATACTTGGTGTAATACTCGGGTGGCTCAATCATCTCATCAAACAGTTGCTGAGCGTACCATAATAACTGTGGGTTACCTCTAGGGTATGACTTCCGGAAATTTCTGATAGCTTCTATCAGTTCTTCCTCTTTTTCTGTTACTAAAATCTTCTTCATATCGTTTTATTTTAAGACAATGCAAAGATACTACTATTTTTCGTAGTAGCCAAATATTTTATACGAAAAATCGTAGTATTAACTATGTTTAAGCTTTCTGTATGTGAAAAGGTAGAAAATGAGCGGGAAAAAGTGTATCTTTGCAGAAAAGAAATGTTTCACCTAATTTATATATATAAGGTATGGAAAAGATAAATCATAAAAAGGGCCCGTGCTTCCGGAGAGCAGTCCTTCAGCACGAGCCACACAGCTGTATTTCTTTTCACTTGTTATGTACAAACTCTGCTCAATCTGCACACAACCTTAGTTCAATGTCATCATTACGCCTGCAAAGATAGTACTTTTCTCTGGAACCATCAAACATTTTGCTGATTATTTTCAGAAAACAGCAAGAAAAAAGCCCCGATGCATCTCGCACCGGGGCTTCCTGATAATTTTGATAACTTTATAAACTTGGAAAACCGTACTCTACAACAAGAACGATAGATTTCCATATGAGAATTAGAACACACGCTTGTGCAATGTTAGAAGATCATAACTGTAACTAATAATCATGAGTATAAAAAAAGATACCTCTAAAATATAAAATTCAGCCTAACTAAAAATGATAAACACTTAAACTATTTCTTAAACATGATAATCCTGGGATAAGAGAGCCGGGAGTGCGGGTTCTGACTTACCACCTCCATGCGCACACCCTTGGTCCCATAGCGGAAGAAGAGGAACTTCTTCGGCACACGATGAACAACCATCTGGAGAGTATCGCGGCTCTCGATATGCACCTGCATGCTGTCGCCCTCGATATCGCCCCGCAGGGTTATCCATGGATCGCTCCAGGAAACCTGCGAGACGTCGGGCGGTCGGTAAAGACCGGAAAGACTTCGACTGCATGTATCGTGAGGAACCGGCCGGATGGCTACCTTCACGTCTACCTTGGTGGTGGTAGAGGTTGTAGCTGCCGCCATGATCCGGCTGTTCTTTATCTTGAGTTCCTTCCTGTTAACGGCAAGGAGAGAGTCGGGGTTACGCTTTAGGTCAGACGTCTTCAACGTGATGGCTGGCACGGAAGCTCTTGGCCTGCCTGACTGCGTCCGTCCTATCTCTACCCTGCCGTTGTGAAGGATGATATCCTGATTCTCTTTAGTGCGCTCCGACTCGCCCCTGAGGTCGTGACACTCCTTGAATGCCACAACCAGGGCGAGCGGAATCAGCACTAGAAAAATAACCTTAATAAAACCTATAAACCTATTCACGACTTACAACAAATAACAACAAAACACTTAAAACTTATACACACTTCCGTTGGATGGTCTTGATAATCGAGGTAATGGTGGTGAGGTACGTAGGATCTGTAGCGTACTTGCACCCTACCCCGTCGCATATCTTCTGGGCAAACTTGAACGGGTCCTTACGGTATGGCCAGGCATCTTTATAGCCCGACTTCTGGAAGAGACGTTCATGTTCCTTCAGACAGTCGCCTACGGAATCGAAATCCTTGAAGGCACGCATCACGGTATAATACCAGAGATTTTTTCCTGCAACCTTGCACACGGAGACGATGCGGTCCGGCTCCCTGAACTTCTGTTTAGGAGTCTTGAAGTATTCGTGAGTCTTCACCATGACGATATCTCCGTCCCACTGGCTGCCCTTGGTAATACCGAAGAGGTTAGCCTTACCGATAACCCTGGAGCCCCATCCTGTCTCAAGCATCGCCTGGGCAGTAACGAAGGCAGGATCTATTTCTGTTTTTGCCTCCACGGCCGCAGCATACACCTGGCGGGCGAAGGCTAATTGAGCTTTACTTGCCATACCTTTATATATATTATAATTAATGTATACCTATGATGCATCATCGGGCGCATCTTTTTCAGAAAAACCGATAGGCCCGCCGCCGATGTAGTCTCCCTTGTCGTTGAAGTCCTTCATGTGTTTAACGAAGTTCCTCGGGAATATCGGATATATAGCCTGTATGTTCTCGATAATGGAGAATATCTCGCGTACCATCATAAACACGCAGATGTAGGTTCCTATCCATTGCATCGCGCCAACGGTAGAGCCCTCTACGGTGGCATGGCTTGCAAAATTACTCAGGATCATCAGGAAGATGTAGATTACAATCTTCTTCGTGAACCTGGAGAAGAAGGATTCGCTGGACGCATCCTTGTGGATAAGGTGTTTCCATACACCCAGGAAGGTATCTATAAAGACGGCTATCGCTATCCACTTGGCGAATTCCCAGTCCTGATACACATACTGGAACCCTTCCGACACAGCCGTCAGAGGGAGCGAGGTGATTGCTATCATCGGTATATTTCGTTTATATTGTTTCATAACATTTCGGCCTTATGTTTTTTAGACATTGCAAAATTACGCAAATATTCCGGAACTGCAAAGGACGCTAGCGTGCCATCTCTCTCGACATCCGGTGAACATCGAGGATATCTGCACCTGTGGCAGATAGCATGAGGGTCCAGCCGTAGCTCTGGAGTTCTGCAGATACGAACGGAATAATCTCGCAGGTAGTAATACTCTCCCGGTCCATCCAGTAGAGTCCCTCTGTCTCCACATCTGCCATGATACGGGCATGAACCTTCGAAAGCATCTGAAGGGTGCGGTCGTTGGCTATGACTCGTTCGAGCATATCAGCATGAGCAGATAACTTCATTGCTACAGTTACGGCTATGCGCTGGGTACATTGGAAACTCCTGCGCCCATCGCTCTGCATATCCACTTCTCCGTAATCTACGAACAGGAAGGAACCGGTAAGCTTATCGATGCGTTGCTTCAGTTCGTCGAACGACTGGCCGTAAACGTAGTTTTCTATCTCCGGAACCAGTTCTTTCTCGGGCAGGTTCTTGATCGCCTTGAGCACGGTAGCATATTCTTCCATACTACTCTCGCCCTTGTTGGCAATACCCTTCGTAACCCCTGCAGTAGCAGGAAACTTGGCGAAATATTCGAATAAATCCAATAACATAGGCTTTTATAATTTTGTCGCAGAGAGTGTTTCCCCGCCTTGGTTATATAATCTTTTTAACTATCTCCAGAGGTAATCCTACCTCATCTGCTATCTTGGCCAACTCCATACCGGTAGCCTTCAGGCTCTTTACTCCCTCGATGGTCTTCTTCCTGAGAATGCGGAGATAGGTAAGCACGTTCAGCTGTTCTACCTGGCTGGCATTACCCAATCCATCCTTGGAGAGATCGTAGAGCGCATCGGTTGCGTCGGTAGTAATACTGCTGCCCTCCTTAGGGATAAACTTGGTGAGCAGGGAGAATTCAGTCTTCGAGAAGAGGAAATTATTTACTGCAGTAAAGTTCAAGGCTATCGCCCGGAGAGTATTGACGGGCAGTTTCTTGAACTTCAGAGCGAGTTTTTGCGCCTCTTCCGAGGAATATACTCCCTTGTCGAAGTAGAGTATCGCAGCCAGCAGAGGAAGACTTTCCTCGCCCATATCGAGCAGCTGGCGCGCCTCGATATACTGAAGAGCCGTGAGCGAACAGGTGAGCGACTTGAAATCTGTATTGACCTCGTAGCCATAATAGGCTTTCTTGTCGATAAAGATAATCGGCAACTGCTGGCGGCAGAAGCAGAGATCGAGCACGAACTTGTCATCTTTCTCCTGGAAGATGAACGAGAGCTGGCTGGCTATAGACATGAAGTTCTCCAGAGTTCGCTCATCGCGCTTAATCTTGTTCAGGTTCCATCCCTTCATGTAGCAGAGAAACAGACATTTCAAGGCGCCTGGGGAAAACTGCCCACTCTCCATGAGAGAAAGCAGCTCCACCAGCTTCAGATATTGGTCAGAAGTGAGTAGTTCCCACGAGTTCGGAATTTCATGCTCTATTCCGTTTGCTCTTACGGTTATCGTCTTTTTCATAAGCTTATGGCATTAAATACATATTGTCGTCCGGACGGTTCTCGGCAGAGAAGGAAAGAAAATCGTTTCCTTCCTGAGCATCGAGGAGCATATCTACATTATGCAGCAGATCTTCCACCTCCCCGTCTAGCTGTGTGGCGAGCTGCAGCGCACGGCTTGCTTCGTCGCTGCCAGAGCGGGTGGCGGTGTTATCATCGAAGAGGTTGCGGATGGTGGCAGGGAACTCCAGGATATCGAAACGTCTGAGAGCCTTCGCCACGGTCTTCTTTACCAGGGCACGCTTGAGCATAGGCAGCGCCTTCTGGGCAAATTCAGCAAACGTCTGATCTTCTCCTCCCTGTTCGAGCCGGTCGAAGTAGGCGCCTATGCTTTCGTCGAGCACTTCCTTCTGTAGAGGAACGCAGCGGAAAAAGAAGAGATACGAGAGGTCGATAGGATAAATTTCATCGAATTCATCGGCAGTATCTACCTTCAGCTTACTGAGCATCTTGTAGTAATTGGTCTTGCGCCAGTCTTCCATGGCAAGACGGATATCGGCAGGATCATCGGCACTTATCTCTTCAGTAAGTTCGGAAATCAACGAATCCATCGCATTAAAGTAGTTCTCCATATAGGAGCGCTTCATGCCTTCCATCTCGTACTTGTAGAGATTAATATCGTTCTTCCTGCGGTTCACGGCATCGAAGATAATCTGAGTAGCTAGCGTAAGGTTCGCCATGGCAGCGCGGAGAAAATCCTTGATGCCACTCTCTTCTTCTTCGATGCTCACAATATCAGAGAACGTATTGTTGCCGATGATGGCAACAATACGCTTGCGCGCAGCTACGGCAGAGCCCTGAAGGCTGTCGAAGTCGGCGCTTGTATCTGCACCAGGTGCGCAGTTGCAGAACTGCGCATAACTGGCGAAGAGTTGATTGAGTTGAAATTTCTTATTCATGCCTGTTGCTGGTTAAGTCGTTGGGATGGTGTTATATCTTCCTGCCGTTGTGGAACCTCGCGGTAGAACCCTAGTCTGCAGCCTTGCTTGTAGAGTTCCGGGAAGTTCATGCGCAACGCCCAGTTGAGCGGTTCTGCACAGACTTCGTCCTCTGAGGTGAGCGACATGATGTAGATGAGATAATTATAATAGGTATCACTTCCACTCTTCGAGATGACGCCATCCTTATCTACTGCAGATATGGCAGCATCAAGACCTACGGAAGAAAGGAGGGCTTGCTCGGTACGCTTGTCGTAGGAGATGAGCGCCTCGATATATTCCTTATACTTGAGGTCAATGGTCTCCACCTTCCACGACTGTTCGTGACCCTGGGCATCCATGAAGGAGATAGAAGAAAACCCTTTGCCCTGATTGTCTGCGCCTGACAGATAGAAGCTGAACTTGCGTACCTCGTCACGAACATACCGGACCATGCACGACTCCTTGAAGTCGGTTCCGATATCGATACCGTTATACTTCAGCAGTTCCATGCCCTTCGACTTGCGTCGCTTATTTTCCTCACAGAGCTTGGTCATCTGGGTGCGCTTGCTCTGGATCCAGGCATTAGGAATAATGACATGCACCTTTGCCGCCAGCGAGTTTTTCAGAAAACTGTTAATGTATCGGGCTGTCTTGTTACTACCTTGGATGTACGGGCGAGCTCCCTGATGCGTCTCGTTGGCTCCATAGAATTCGTCTACTGATTTCTCTCTGTGATGAGAGATCGCAGCATATTTATACTTGTCAACTTCGTTAAAGCTGAACTTTGGATAAACCGAGTAACTCGATAAGCCATAGGCGAATCGCCCTACTACAACCTGTTTGAAGTCGCCGTACGAAATCAATTCTGAAGCAACGTCCTGACGGGTAGTTGCCAATCTGCAGTAACGGTTCTCCATTGCCTCAAGCGCAGCCACCGGCTTGCCCATACCTATCACCTTGCCCCGGGTAAAGCGCCACTTCACGAAGAAGTCTCCAAAGTAATAGAAGTTTTTGATGCATGTCTTGCAGAACTCCTCGACGGAAGGAATGCCGCGTGAGCTCCAGGAGTCGAGCCATTCCATTACTTCTGGTTGCTCCTCGTACTTGCGTACCAGCTTGCCATCCTCGATAGCCTGCTTGTATACGGCGAGCCCGTGGCCATAGAGCATCTTGATCTCCTTGGAATAGAGACGAGGGAGCAGTCGGTTCTCCTTAATCTCCTTGGTCACTTCGTCGCATTGCTGGTTGTTGTAGCCACGCATCAACACCTGATATCCCTGTATGCCCAGATAGTGATGCTGCTGCATCCAGAGCGTGCCACCGAATGGAGACTCCAGGAGTGGCGACTGGAAGAGCTGGTCTGCACCAAAGATGGAGTCGCCTTCACCTAGCTGGAAGGTGAAGGTATTGCCATCGGCAAGGTAGATGCCGGCGTTGCCATACATATCAATTTCGTATTCTTTCATAACCAATTATAACCAATTTATTTTGTGAAGTTTGTATCCATCTTGAGGAAAGCCCATGTACCTGATGAGAATCCGGTAGCACATCTTTGGATCTCCATCTTCGTCTGTAAAGAGAAGGTAGTTCTCTCCATCGATGGCGAACCGCTCCTTCGGCAACTGGGTTCGATACTTGCAATGCCGGCGCACCTGAAGCTTTGCGCTCGCCTCACCTCTCGCCCTGGAGTAAGGAAAGAAAACCAGGGTGAACTCCCCATCCGGCAGCTTACTGATCTCTCTGGCCCACTGGAGTGCCGTTACGCCATCCATGATGATGTTCTTACTTGTCTTGCTCATAATGATGCGAAGATAGTGAAAAATTATCGCCCTGCAAAAGACCGGCTGCACCTGTCCCCGTCATATTTCCGAGAAACATAAGGCCTGCACCTCTCTTTCCCTTCCCAGCGGTGCGTGCTCGTTTGGGTGAGGTGTTTTTGGGAGTTTTTCTCCCAGCCGGTCTGCTTGGGCTGATTATCAGCATTTTAGCATTTATACCCTTTCATTTTCCGCAAATTATTGATATACTCTTGAAAATTATTACTGCAGAAATGCAGCATTATTCTGCGTTTATATCTCGAAATTGTCCGGTAAATCGGTAGGATATGTACTTAATTCCGCCTTCACGGCATCAGAATAAAGGCCGTAAAGTAGGTAAATCATCGCAGAAGGCAGCTGCGTGGTGAGTCCTGCCTGATTCTTCAGTTGCTGTTTCTTCTCCGAACTCTTATCAAGTTCTATCTTCCCGTCCGTTTTCTTCAGAGGGGATATCATGATGGCAGAGCAGAGGTTCTTGCACTCATTCTCATCGATACGGATGACAGGCAGGAGCGGACTGCGTTCACCAAAGAGCATCTGACAGAGCTTGAACTGCTGCCAATGGTATATCGTTGGCGCATCTTCGTTATAGAGTATCACCATGAAGCCATACGACTCCATGGCAGCCTTCAGATTGAGTGAGTCGGTAGTTATCTGTTCCCGTTCCTCCCTGCGCTTGTTGCCGGCACGGTCTGGATAGAGATAAATCGTCTTGTTGACGGCTGCTGAACCGAAGAACTGGTGCACCTCTGCCACGAGGTCGTTATAATCCTTAGGCAAGAAGGCAAAGAACTCCTTGATGATGTCGAGACGCCTACCGTAATCTTTCTTCTGGGCAACGATGAGCGACTGGAAGTTACCAGGGTCATATCCCATGTAGAGCGGTTCCTGAGGGTCGTAGTGCAGAAGATACTCTGCCGTAAGGATAAACCTATCCTTCAGATTCAGGCGAAGAATTGACTCATACTTATAGCTATCCTTGAACTGATGCTTTGCGTGGTCGTAGTTGATAAAGAACTTATTGGTTACCTCCTTGTGGCGGATGGCGCAGATAGCCGTGAGGAACTCGTCCGTATCAAGAGTGTCCAACTGAGTCTTGAAAAACTTCGGTCCCAGGATATCCTTATTACAGAAAGAGGATGCGCGGATATAGTAGATGGCATTACGCCTCATATCTGCCAGACGAGGTTTCCATCTCGACACGAAGGCATTGAGCTTAACAGACTCAAGGCGCATCTTCTCCAGGAGAACAGGGTCTTTCGAGTCTCGTTCCTGCTGCTTGAGCACGAACAAGCGGTAGAGACTTCTGTTAACTTCCAGGGCAACGGTTGCAATCTCCTCGATAAGTTTCGGGTTCACCTTCTTTTCATAATCCTCAAACCAGTCATCTTCGCCGAGGTCGACGCGAGCCGTATCACTCACACCCGTAACACCCTCATAATAAGCAGAACAGCGCACATTGGCTGGACCTCCACGTAAAGACGGGAACAGGCGGGTTTTGAGTTTTTCTCCACTATTATGCTTCATTTCTTCAACGAAAGCGTGCACGGCATTTCTACCTGCCACGGATTCCGGCTGGTCGCTTGATACGAGCTGAAGGTGGGCGCCATTTCGGAATATTACGCTATGCTTGGCATAGGCTATCGGGTATCGGGGTTTCCGGAAGTGGGAAGGCAGCGTGCTCTCTCCTACTACGTAATCAATACCATATTCCAGCATGGATCTCTGCTGCCCGTTCACTACTACCTGACGCGAGAAGTATGCCTGGATGTTAGGCCAGACGTTGGTCATCAGCGCCACATATGTCTTGTGTACCAGGAAAGATAACTCTCCCGGCATATCGTTGGCAACTCGTATCAGGCGAGGACCAGTTACGCCTTCGGTCTTGCCTCCGGCACGGGCAACCTCGGCAAAAAGCATGTTGGGGTCGATGATGTTGGCAAGCAGCTGCATGTTGTTCATGTAGTAATGCTCGAATTCACCGAGGGTATTATCATTCAAAATCAGTTGGCTCATCGCTCAAATCCTCCACTATTTCCGCTTCCTGAATATCAGCATCACGAAGCAATCGTTTCTTTTCTGAACTCTCGATAGGCAAACCATCGATGAGAGATATGTAAAAACCGCGGTTGTACTTGCCGGCAATTTCCTTGAGGTTCTTTTTCTGAAAACCTAGTTCTTCTGGGGTAACCTCTGGAGTAATGAGGAACACAACTCCGAGATCTCTATCTGCCTCTGCCTGTTCGGACGCACGTCTGCGGCATTCCAGGGCTTGATCCATGCAGGCTTTCTGCATTTTATAGTCACGCTTGGCACAACAGAGCTTGGCAAGGTCTTCGTACTTGTTGGCAAAATCATTTTCCCAGACCTTGATACTTACGTTACAATCCACATTGAAGTAAGATATCGCCTGGTTGATGCGGGTCATACAGGTACGAACATCGAGGGTGATCTTCTGCTGCGCGGCAATGCGCTGCTTGAGCTTACGGGCGCCACGGGTAATATTACGTTCATACTCGTAGATTTCGGCGGCCCATTGAAGTTGCTTAAGAAAGGTCTGAACATCCTCCGGAATGCCTTCACCATCGCCCGTGGTCAGGAAGGTGGTGATAAGATCCGGATGTACACTTTCCAGTTTTTCTATCTCACTTTTCATACGCCGAACAACTCCTTTCTCAGTTTAAGTTCCTCCCGATCCTGCATGCGCTCATTCAGAAGCTTGATGGAATCGAGGTCTCCTTCGGATGCCATCTCAGCTATCTTCTTGTCTGCCTTAAGCTGAGACTGTTCGAGCACACATTCCAATCTCTTGGCCATTAAAACGCAGGTTTCTACAACCTTTCGTAGTTCCGTCTTATCCATCTTGTCCATCTGGTTTATCTGATTTGTCACTATACTGCTCCATCACCATCTTGAACATGCGTTCACGCTCCTGATGGCGCTGGAGGTTCTCACGGTCGCTTGCACGTTTGTCCTTGCGATCATCTCTTTTAATGTAGCTCTTATAGCGCTTGATATTGTCGAGAACATTCTTGTGCTTGTGAAGAAACTCGGCAGGGTCCTTCTTGAAGAGCTTCACGAGTTCATTGAATTCTGACTTGCCCTTCAGCAGAGGATGTTTATATAGGAACTTGCCCGTATCGTTGTACGTCTTCAGCTCCTCGAATGCCTGAAGGTTGCGGATGCGGAGTTCTGCCATCGCAGCCACATCGTTCGCCTTTGGCTTCTTATCCAGAAGCTCGTCGAGTTTCTTCATTTTGCGCCAGGTATTGATGCGGTCGTTATAGATGACGGTTGCCATCTGCACGTCCTCATTATAGAGGTTATCCCAGTCGATGTTAGGATATTCCTCTTCTTTTTGGACTACTTTTTTTTTGAGTCCTCGCCAGGGTCGGCAGTATCAGGCTGTTCTGATTCCTGTTGATTTTCGCCTTCAGGAGTTTCTTCTCCAGTTGAAGTATTACTTGAACCATCATCAGGTATTTGTTCTTCTCCAGCTGAAGTATTACTTGAACCATCTGCTGGTCCCTGCTCTTCTCCTGTTGAAGTATTACTTGAACCGCCTTCCGGCCCCTGCTCTTCTCCAGCTGAAGTATTACTTGAGCCATCTGCTGGTCCCTGCTCTTCTCCTGTTGAAGTATTACTTGAACCGCCTTCCGGCCCCTGCTCATCATCGGCTGAGGTATCGTCAATATTTTCATTCAACTTCTCTAAATAGATTCGATGATCTACGATATCTCCCTCGTTGCACTCACCCAGAAGGGCGTAGAGTATTTCGTCTGCATACCGTTTCGGGTCACGGGCGAAACGAGTAAGTTTAGGATGGCGAGGGTTTACATCCTCCAGGAGAGCAAGGTCGGCTTCAGCGTGCCCGGTCCCTCTGAGCTTATTGAATAATTGTAATTTTTCTCTTCTACTAATCATACCTTATATATTATAAAAGGTGCGCCACCTCTTGTGGCGACACACCTTAAAATTAACTAATAAACTAAATAAAATGAGAAACGCTAAGAAATTGTTGTCTTACCAGTTGAAGAACCTGAAGCCGTATTCTGCTTTGCGACAGAAGCCGTATCTGAATGAGCAGCAGCCTCGACAGCTGTCACACCAAGAGGGTCTTCGGCATACAGGCAAGGAAGGTCTACAGATGTGCGCTTGAAAGTAAAGGTGGTGTATCGGCCATCCTTATCATCCTTAGTCTCTGTATTGTTGAGAATCATAGGGCGCTCAGGTTCGCCGACGATATACCATTGTGTATCCTTTACATGCTTATAGAGAATAATAAACTTGCCACCAGCATACTGCTCGATGAAGTTATAGAGATCCACGCGAGTACCACCCATGATGATTACCAGGTTATTCTCGCCAGATGTCGTGATATCTCCCTTCTCTGTCGTAGCCGTAAATGTAGGAATGTCGTGCGCATCGAAGAGATAAGCCTTCAGGGTGTCGGCGGCAGCCGTCTTAAACGGCATTGCCTTGACCATGCGGTCTTTATCCGGCTGAGGGAAGGCCTTCGACAGATCAATCAAAGTCGTAGGAACCAATACTACCTGGTAAGCGATAGCAGAACCATGCGTATCCCGGTCTGTCACATCATCAATAGATGTCAGCGCAACGAACGAAGCCATAGAGACTCCTGTGCCACCTATACCGAAGGTAGACGTAGGATCAGCTAACATCTGCAGAAGTGAAACGATGCCGAGCAGCATAATGAGCGTCATGAAGAGAAGACGGCCCTTATGCTGGGCATAATGATAACCCTTGTTAGGGTTATAAGTACGAGATCGTACTGGAATATTGTTTTTCTTCATAATTTTTTCTGAAAATGTAGGCGAGGTACGCCGTACCCCACCTACGAGTTAACAATATATATATAATAAGGACTAGCGGCCGCCAGGAACATTAGGCTGAACAGCCTTGTTAATGGTTCGCTTGCCACCTACGCGACGTTCGAGCTCACGGAACTTCTCTTCCTTACCGAGAATAACCATGATGTAGTCGCCAGCCTGGCTAGGAGTCCATTCTGCGGTAATGTTTGCAAACTTGCCGCTCTTGGCGATGGTAAGCTGATGTTCAGTATCATCCTCACCTATCTCGATGCAGTAAGCTACGCCAGCCTTCGCATTCGTGATATCCTCGATAGCGGTTGCTGTAGTAGTAGCATCTGTAATCTGCCAGAAGCCGTTTGCACCGTTAATTTCTGCTCCGATGACAGTTGCAGGGAGGTTGGTAAAGATCTGCTGGAATTCGTAATCGTTGGCATCCATGGCAGCCTTATTGTCGAACTTGCGACCGGTAAAGGCTGCGCCACAACCTTCTTTCCATGTACTCCAGGCACGAACCATCTCCATCTGCTCCTCCATCTTCACAGCGAACATTTCGCCAGGGAGGTTCTCTACGAACTGAATATTGCCAGGAACATCCATAAACATCCAGCAAGACTTGCCCTCGTATGGGAGCCACTTAATCTGAATGGTAGAGTCTGGGACGCGGTTCTTGTAGCCGTTAGGACCGGTAAAGTCCTGATCCTTACCATAAGCCTCGCGGCAGTTTGCAAGCCACCAGTCAATATGATTCTCGTTGAGATAGAGAACATGGTTATCGATGGTCATGCCCTCAGAGAGGTGAGTCTTAACGTCGGTAATGAACTCCTTAACCGCATCCAGCATATTAGCTGAAGTATAAGTATTGTAGCTCTTATTGGCAAATGGCTTGATGCTGTAGTCGTGGATGTAGCGGAGCAAGGTGTACCAGATACCTGTACCTGCATTGAGGTAGCTAGACGCCTGGCCAGCCTCTGGCTTTACATAAATACCACGCATACGACGCTGGTTCTGCTCGTCCTGAGCCTTCTTCAGAAGGTTGAGAAGGCAGAATTCAACCATAGACCACTTGATAGGATCAGAGCCTTCCTTGTTGAGATAAGCGATATACTTGCGCTCAAGTTCCTTCATTGGGCCGAACTTAACCTTAATCATCGCATCATCAACATAGCCCATCTCGTTTTCGAGCTGCATGCCACCCTTGTAGATCTCACCTTCCTGATAGCCCTGAGATACCTCATCGAAGAATGCGTTGAAGAGAATGTCACGATCCTGAACACCATAGCGAACAGGGAAGAACTCTGTAAGATTACGAAGCTCAAGGATTCGGGCAATAAGCGCATCCTGGCGAAGGATAACGAACTGGTCACCCAGTCCTGCATTATCCACGCCTGAGTAATTTGTGGCAAACTGGCCGGAAGCGAGAGCTTTGACGTTACCGAGCTCATTTCGTACCTGGTGATACTTGTAGCGTTCCTGGAGTGATCTCGCGAACGCCATCGCTTCGGTACGGAATGCCTTGCCGTCTGTCTCCTCGTTTGGCATAGATGCTAAAGCTATCTCAGGATTAGCGACAATGCGGTTCCAGCGCTTTTCCATATCGAACATAGAATGCTCAATACCGAAAAGGTAGTTAGCGTTAGTTTCGAAACCGTTAATAGGAATAGAAGGAGCAGTAACATGAGCAGCAGGTTTATCATCTGCTGTACTATTAGCCATCTTCTTCATATTCTCGGCGAGAGTGTTGACAGCTGTAGAGAGTTTCTCGAACGATACATTCTGGCTGTTCTCGTTCTTCTTTCCTGCATCATCATCGTCATCGCCTTCATCGTCGTCAGGATCATCATCCTTTGACTTGTTAGCTTTAGACACGATGGCATAGAGCTCATTGATCTGCTTCTGATGCTCAGCCTGCTCGGCTGCACTATTCTCCGCAGCGAGGTCATCCATGAGAGTACTCTGGTACTCTTTCTGGTATTCCTCGCAAAGAGTCTTGTACTCTTCCGCAGTAAGACTCTTGTTCTCGAATTTCTTGACGAAACCAAGTTTTTCGAGAACTTTGTTTAACTTTGCTTTGAAATTCATAAATCAATCATTTAAATATTAAAACAACTTAGATCAAACAAAAATAATATATTAGCTAAATCCGTAAAGGCTTTGCGTCCCCATATAGGCCTCCCCCAGTTGCGCCACCTCCGCAATCGCCTCCAGCAAGGTGCGCTTACCATCGATGAGACCGACTTCTTCGGCTGGAGTAGTATACAGGCTCTCGCCCTGAAGTACCGGAGCATCATCATCCAGTTCTGCCAGTTTGGAACGCTGAGATCTCACTTCTTCCAGGAACTGTTCATTCATCGGATCAAGAACATTCTTAACATAGTCTTCAGACTTACCGTCCTTCAGGTCCTCAAATATCTTATTCTTCCGGCTAGAATTGGTAGCCTTCGCTACAATTTTCTTCAGCCCCAACTTCTCGAAGTATGGCTCAAAATTCCAGAAGGAACACATAGTACCGATGCATCCAACGAAGTCATGATTGGTAGTAGCGTAGAGTTTCTGCCCGTGACAGCCAATATAATAGGCTGCGGATGCGCAGTACTCTTCATAGATGGCAATGATAGGTTTCTTGGCGCTTCGCAGAGTCTCGCTCAAACGGTCCATGTACCATGCCTCTCCTCCAGGAGAATTAATATGAAGGAGATGAGCGGATATCTGAGGGTTATTCTCAGCAGCAATAATATCCTGTTCCAGCTGTTTAGAAGAGAAATACCAGTAGCTGTTTGCTGTCACAACTCCGAATACACGATGATATGCGATTGTACCATCATCCAGAGATGGCGAATCGTATTCATCCGTGAGTTGTGCACTTTTCGTTTCATCTCTCTGCGATACCTTGGCAGATATCGCTAACAGCGCTTCATGCGTCTCGTACTGATAATATGTATGAGTCTTGAGATATTCCCGAATCTCAGGAATACTCATCGCCTGTTCGGCTTTTTTCTGTTCAAAGCTTACCACCGTACCATTCAATGGGAATGCAGCTACCATCAGCTGACGATAGGCATCCTCAGTAATCCATAGAGGTAGAGTGGATAGCAGAAGGGTCTGTATTTCGTCCATCTTAATTAAGTTTTCCACAAAGGTACATATATATAATAGGTATATAAAAGACCTTAAAGCAATGGGTTCGCAAGCATTTTACACTTAACAATAAGCTTCGCCTTATTCAGATGTCTGACGAGCTGAACCTTCGCCGGGATTGTTTCCGTACCTATCTCGTACGTACGTGCATCAGGAAGTCCAACACTTGCGAGCGTGACGATAGCGCTGCGAGGAACCTTTAGTTCGTTAAAAATGCTCTCGTCCGCTATATCGACAATAAATGTCTTACTACAATCCCAGTACACACCTCCATTTTCCTCTGTCATTGAAGGCTCGAATGTGAACGGATCGGCGCTGAGGACTATGTTTCTTTCTGTGCCTCCGAGAGAGGAAATCATTAAAAGACAGGAAAACTCTTTCATAATGTTAAATTTTAGAGTGATTATTGCTAATTTTTGAGTGACAGAAATTCGCACTCAGTATGTATTAAAAATAATTAAATACCCCGTTTTTTTTGGTATTTTCGAGGTGTTTTCGGAAAAAGCCGTTGGCGGTAGCGATAAAAGTTCTTCAGGAGCGCATCGGGCGATATAGACCTCAGAGAGTATCTCCTGATGAAATTGTCTACCACATCCTGGTTCCGTAACGGCCTGCCCAGCTCTTCATTCTCAATCATGAGTCGGTGAAACTCGAAATTGAAGAGAAGTCGAATATGTTCTTCTATTTTTTTCGCCGCATTACTGGATAGATAATTGTAGTAAGCCGGATCCTTACCAGGATGTCCATCCATCTTTGAGCGCCGTGAAGGCAGATATATCTTGAGATTACAGTCTTGCATGACGTCATGATGAGAGTCTGGCTTTGCCATACAATTCCACACCACATGATACAGATCTGTGGTGTACGGTATTTTTACTCCGCCTGTTTCTGGCTCAATTTCTAGCTTTTTTTGAATGTACTCTGCCAAATAGGGCTCAATTCTAACAGACGCTGTTCGTTTCGAGAGACGTTTTTTTCTTTCCATATAGTTTTTGCTTATTTTTGCTTCCTACCGTCCTACAATCCTACAAATTGCAGGCTTACGAATGCAAAGATACTAAATTTCAGCTAGTTACGCAAATTTTATCAAACATATTTTAGTCCTACACACTCATTTTTTCGTTTCCTACACGTCCTACAATCCTACAAAATGTGGTGTTCTGTAGGATTAAATCTCCGAAAGCGTCAAAATGTAAAAATTTTCTATTTCCTACAACGTCCTACAATCCTACAGCATTTCCTACAAAACAACAAAACGACAAAAATACACATAACATACTGATAATAAGATAAATATATAATAATAATAGTTTGAAAAGAAATGCATTTGTAGGATTGTAGGATTGTAGGAAGGCATTTTTCTGAAAATCATTTTCAAAACTTTGTTTTTCTCGGTTATTTTTGAAATTTTAGGGGGTATGGGGGATTTTTCGCATCTGAAACACACGTAAATGTAAAGAAATACCCACGCTCGCCCTCCCGGGTTTACGTGGGTAAAAATATGCAAAATTCAACTCAAATTTATGTGGAAAATCTTTGGTTTTCTCGAATATTTTTTGTATCTTTGTATCGTTAAATTGGGGTAGTCTACACCTTATATAAGGTAGTTTTCTGGCTCCTATCAGAACGGCTTATCCCCATTCTTACCTGCGTCAGTTTCATCAAATGGTATGCTGCCAGGCTTGTATTGCTGGGCATTAATATCAGTACTAGCCTCTCCGTTCACTCCTGGAGTACTCTGAGCGACGCTCTCGTCGGGGATCTCTCCTCGCCTGAAGTCGATATTATACATCTCCATGAACTTGTCATAGTCGATGATAATTGCACTTGTAGATGTAGAGCGCTCCTTACGCACTCTTACCATCGTTTCCTGGTCGTCCGGCTTGGCTACCTCGACGGTCTCCTCCCAGGCGAAACGTCTAGATGGTACGGTTCCAACATATGATGGATGTGAGCGAAGATTCTGCTCAAGGGTAGATAATGTCGTATTCTCGCTGTTATACCCACTTCTGTCATAGATGGAGTAAACGCTACTGAGACGGAGGAACAGAATATGCGTACCAGGCTCGAAAGCGAACGTTTTCTTGTCTCCGTGAGAATCCTTTCCTGTAACGCTCTTAGGCTGCTCGATGAGCATCTCTCGGCCAACGAGCACCTGTTTTGTGTCGATCATGTTGTTGACAGCATTGAAGAACATGGCAAGCTTGTCCGTGCTTCGGATCAGAGACAGCTGGAACTTAATCTTCTCCTGTACCAGGGCAAAGAACTCCTCGTATGTAAACGGAAGTTTCAGATCCGAATATCGCTCCACCAGTTTAACCATTCCCAGGAACAAGGAAGCTGTCTTCATCAGTCGGTCCATCTCACCGGAATTGATTACGTCACTCTTCAGTTCGCTGTAGGCTTCTTGCTTGAGTGCTCTGAAGTGATCCATAACGGCAGGGCGAAGCGACAACACCTTCAGCAACACGTTGGATAGGCCTACATTCTTCTCTATATTCTTCAACTCCTCAAACAGCTTCGTCTCTTCCGGTGTTCTGTTCTTAGGCTTCGGAACCTCGCAGATGATGACTCGGCTCATAAGAGCATTATCATCGCGCTGAGGGGTCTCCTGGCCGCAGATAACCACAGGCGCAAATACCTTATCGTTTTCGATATCTCTTCCAGAGGTTCCACGGCGTTTCTGCTTTCCGTCTCCATCATACACGATACCCTTCAGCGCCTGAAACTTCGTATCTGAGATATCCTTATTATTGTACTCGTCGAGCACGACAGGAACATCACGGAATGTGCCCATAATGGTGCTCATAGCCGCATCAGTACCTGTATTGAGGTTAAATATCGGAATGGTAGGACTTATGAACAGAGATCGAATTGATATTGCAATCTGAGTCTTACCTGAAGACATCGGTCCCATAAAGAACGGAGCCGTGAAGAGTCTATCAAGGCAGTGGATATTGCTTCTGAATGCACACATCAGAGCGAAGACTATTGCCCATTTGCCGTTATCGTTGATTTTGTACACCTTGTTCATTAGTGATGCCCATTGCTCGAACGTGACCTGCTTGTTAACAGGTATATCTTCGTACACGAGCTGCGATATCAATTCGTACTTGTCAGATTGCCTTCCGGATCCGGCATATATGGTGGAAAATGCAGGGAGATAGTAGTTCATATGATTATGGGTCACTACGCCTAGTTCGTTGACCTTCTCGAACACATATTTTCCGTTTTCGTCTTCATGCGCTATACCATTTGCGAAGGCAAAGAACTGTTCATCGGTCTTTCTACTCATTCCTTCAGACTGCTGATTACCATAGGTCTGTATCTCTCTGCATTGTACGAAGTGACGGCTCATATATTCCTTAATGCGCCTCCATTGCCACTCTTCGCCATCCGTAAAGTTCACGCCTTCGTAGTTGATAAGAACATCCTCGATAGTACTCATCTTCTTCAGGGAACTCGACAGAACCTCAATATACAAGGGCTTATCGAAATAACGGCGATTCACCTTCAGTACTCGTTTATTCTGCTCAAAATCCTCGTTGAAGATATGCAGGAGAGGAACCATATAGAAGTCTGCGACCTGCGAAAAACCGCGTCCGTTCTTGTTCTGGAACATATAACAGACTGGTATGCCCTGCTTATTCAGACGAGGATAATACTTGCACTCGCGAAACATTTGTGCGTACTCACCTTCTCTCGCATAGCTAGGAACCTCATCACCATCGAAGTCATCATCATACAGATCGTCTTTCAGCGCATTTGCCTTCATGACGTTCTTGCGCTTAGAGACGAATGGTTTACGGATCTCGTCAAACTGACCCTTAGATAATCCCAACTTACTGCAGTAATGATTCTTGTTTACGGTGATGACTGTCTCTTCTGCGTAGCTTGTCAGTTCTATACACCTGGTAATGATTGGGACCTTGTCACCCAGGAATCCAGACAACAGATCCCCATGTATACGTATATAGAAGTCGATGAAGGATTCTACTTTATCCTCGTGCATGACTCTTATCTGCGAGATTCCTGCCTTGAATATTTCGACCAGGGCGGAGAGGTAGCTGCTATCATCGCCCGTTGTCGTATCTATGCTGCAGCCTTCTTCAGTTGTTGCTAGATAGCAGCAGATTCGGCGGAGGTTCTGAATATCGGTAGCCGACGGAACGCCAGCTACGTACACAATCGGATTATCTCCGTAAGACTCCATGAACGTATCGATAGAAGACGTTACGATAGCAGGCTCGTTATTTCTCAGGTTATCCTTCAGGTCATCAAGTCCAAAAATACCCTGTTGCATATCTTCTTTCTTGATACTCTCGACATTGCGTCGGATATCCCGAACTTTATCTTCCAGGATCGTCATCTTTGTATCGAAGTCCTTAGTCATGCTCTTCATATATTCAAGACGAAGTCCTGCGTCCTGCACGCATGCTACTAGGTTAGCGATAGTATTCATGGCTGAAGCGATTGTAGCCTCGTCCTTGCATCCGCGAGGAACCAGCATTCTTTTCATCGCTTTAGGGAATGTTTCGGTTGCATCGATTAATTTCTGTTTTACACCATCCTTGCAGAGCTGTCCATAGCTGTCTGGGTCATACCCCTTCGGCAAGCGGACACACCTGACGCTCGCTCCTGCCGTCAATAACAGTTCGCTATTTTTGACGGCAGCCTTAATCCCTGCGCTGTCCGCATCGTAGATCATTACAACAGACTGGGTAAAGCGCATAATGAGTTTTACCTGATCGTCTGTAAATGCCGTTCCCGATCCGCCGATGACGTTCTCAACTCCATATTTATGTAGAGTAATAACATCGAACTGCCCCTCTACGAGATAAGCAAAACCCTCTTTCGCTATCGCCCTTTTCGCTTGAAATAGGCCGAAAATATGCCGACCTTTTCTGAAAATGGGCGTCTCTCCGGTATTAACATATTTGCCAACTTTATCGTTTGGAGTGACAATTCTTCCGGAGAACGCAACGACTCTTCCGGACACATCATAGAACGGAAACATCACACGATCTCGAAAGAAATCGTAGTATCTCCCGTCTTGAGACTCGCCTACGACTCCAACATCTTTCAATGTCTGCAGACTATACCCATTCTCCGAGAGATATTTCATCGCTACATTACCATTCGGAGCATAGCCAACTCCATATTCCGCAAGAACCTTATCTGTGTACTCATAACCGCGTTTTCGAAGGAAGCTCTCCGCTTGCGAGATATTACCCTGGTAGAACTTTGCGGCTGCAGCAATGGATATGCGGCGAGATTCAAGCAATTTATACGCAGCATTTTCTTCCGGAGTAGATTCCTGCTCCGGAAACTCAACATCTGCGAGCTTGCATGCTATTCGCAATGCTTCGTTAAAAGTTATCTGGTTGTATTTCTGCAGAAAGTCCAGAACATCTCCATGCTCGCCGCACACGAAGCAATGGTACGTCTGTCTAGCCTTATTAACCATCATCGAAGGATGACTATCATTATGGAACGGACAAATACCCTTGTAGTTAATGCCCGCCTTCTGAAGATTAATATAGGCGCCTATTACATCAACAATATCAAGTTTACTCTTGACATCGCTAATGAATTCTGAGTTGATTTTCATATTTCTTATTTTTTATTAGTCGAACAGATTGAGCTGAAGAGAGTCGAATGCTTCAGATATCGTAATATTGAAGTATTCGGCTACAGCTTTATACTCTTCTGGTTTTATGGCCTTACGTCCGAAGAAGATATCCCAGTATCTTACCTGGTTAATACCAGTCTCCTTAAAGAAGAACTTGCTTGGATGAAAGTCCTCAAGGTGACGAAAGCGATACTCAAGCAACTTCTTCAGGCGATTCTCTTTAACAACCTGATGTTTATCGTCCAGCCTATGGCGAAGCGCATATAATCGAACGGCCATTACGGAACGATTGAGCTGTCTGGCCATATCCTCAAGACTCATCCTTCCGTAATTCTCCACCAGGTATGAAATTTCGTTTTTGTTCCATTTTCTGTTACTCATAGTCACATATTGGTCTATTAATATACTCGACGTATCTCTTTAACTTGAGACAGAACCAACCATTAATGCAAGCTCTGCCATCTTTACAAATAACGCATTTCTCTGACATAAGCTATTTTGTTTTTATATGCTCCAGGTAATATGCTGCCACCTGTGCTAGCGATCTTAACTGAAGCTTAGCCTTAATATTCTCCCTGTGTCGTTGTACGGTTTTGACTGATATATAAAGACGGTCTGCGATCTCCTGGGCGCGCAATCCTTTAGATATAAGTTCTACTATATCTAACTCGCGATCAGTAAGCTTAGAGTTTAACTTAGGCTTGCAGACGACACCCTCCATTCTGCATTCGCCACGCAACGGGCACTTGACCTCCTCGAAATGAAAGAAGCCGTCTGCATCGATATCAGGAGTATGTGCGTCATATTCACCGAAATTGCATCTGCAGAACCTAGACACGATATTGAATTCGTACACCTTGCGATTTAGTTCGCTAGCTGTATACTGATTACATAGAGCCTTAAAGGCCTGGGGATATCTATTCTTAATTATGTCTAGCATCTCCCCGATAACCTCGCGACTGTTATCTGTAAGTTCCTGGACAGGCTTGCCCAGTTGCTTGTACATTACATCACCCTCTGGGGTGTTATAAAACTCCACTGATTCCATACTCAACCCTCCGGAAAAAGTTCGCTCTCCTGCACACCTAGATACTCAGCGACAATTCCTCTGCATAGAGCGTTCGGCTTTGATTTGCCCTGAATCCATCTATAGACGGAATTATTAGATACTTTGCATTTCTCTGCAATCTCTTCCACAACCTCACGTCGTGGGTATGGAAGACTCTTCATGTACTCACTAAAACCCATATTTTTAAAATTTTTGTTTGAAATCATCATTATGTGCGATATTTTTTGTATATTTGCACCATGAGAATTATTAACACGCTGCAAATATATAACATTTCAGTGATACTACCAAACATTTCACTGATTATTTTTATATTTTTCAGCATTTTGTTTGAAATAATAGATTATGAGTATGGAAGAAGTAACAGAAACCATCAATGAGCGCGTAAACAGCATCATCGAGAAAGAGGGTCACACCATTGCTACATTCGCAAAGAAAATTGGTGTACCATGGACCACAATTAAGAATATCGTATCTAGCAGAAATGCTCCTAGTTACGACATTATTGTGAAGATCATTAATGCGGTAGATTGGGTTGATGCCAACTACCTGGTAATGGGCGAAGAACTCACGAAAGGCAATCAGGGCAACCTGTTGACAATCGTTGAGAGACAGAATAAGACTATCGAGAGCCAGCAAAAGACTATCGATAGACTTACCAAAAAGATGTTAGAAAACTAAGATTTAATTGCACCGTTTTGCGAAAAATGAGCCATTTTGTCAAATATTTGTTTTATTACAATCACACAAGTGTTTGATTATCTGCAACTTGTTAGATTCGCAACTCGGTGCATTTTCGGTGTTGTATATGTAAAAACCAGAAAAGCCCTAGTTGATTATCAGGCAGTTATAACGTATCATGCCGGCATATAAAATCGGTTATTTTTTTCACTGCAAGATGATAGGAAGCTTTCAGAGCGCCTTCG